GTGACAGTGATGAGTTCCATGAGTGGGCAGAAGAACAGCCTAAGTGGGTACAAGAGGCACTATACGAAAATGATAATGATGCAAGGTCTGCAGCACGTGCTATTGATTTGTACAAAGCAGACATGAACATTAAGACAAAAAAACCTAGCGGCAATAAAGATGCTGCTAAGTCGGTGAATACTCGTAATACTAGAAGTCAACCAGACGCTACAACTAACAATACTAAAATGTCTGAGTCACGTGTAAACAAAATGACTACACAACAGTATGAGAAACACCAAGACGAAATCATGGAAGCTATTAGAAAAGGTGAATTTATTTACGATATTTCTGGTAGCGCACGATAAAAAGACTTGACAAGCTTTAAATAAAGAATATAACTATATACAATAGGTTTAACACAGCCCCCTACTTATTTGGACTACCTGTGTTAAACCAACTTTCACAAACATAAATAGTTTTAAAGACTACCTAAAGACATTGGCCCGTTATGTAAAAGGTCGGCCAACTTTTTACAATATCGTTACCCATTAGACTTAGCCTCATTACATACCGTTTGTAGTTTGTATCTGTGTCTTAATGCAAAGGATTAATATAATGGCATTCCAGACAGCTACGGGTTATGGAAATCTACCTAATGGTAATTTTAGCCCAGTTATCTACAGCAAACAGGTACAGCTTGCATTCCGCAAGTCTACTGTTGTTGGGGATATTACTAACTCCGATTATTTCGGAGAGATTAGTGGTCAGGGCGATACCGTCAAGATCATTAAAGAACCAGAAATCTCAGTATCTGAATATGCACGTGGCACAAATGTCACAGCGCAAGATTTAGAAGATGCTGATTTTAACTTAGTCATTGATAAGGCTAACTATTTTGCCTTTAAGATGGACGATATTGAAGAGGCTCACAGCCACGTCAATTTCATGGACCTTGCAACCAGCCGTGCTGCTTATCGTTTGGCAGACAACCATGACCAAGAAGTTCTTGCGTACATGGCTGGCTACAAACAGTCTTCTTTGCACAGCAAAGGTGATACTCTTAACACAACTGTTAATGGTACAAAGGCTGTAAGCTCTGCAGGTTCTAACGAACTGCTCTCCTCTATGCAACTGCATAAAGGTGACTTTGGTAACATCACTACTTCCTCTGCTGGCACTCACTCAATTCCTGTGACTGCACGTATGCCGGGTGCTACTTCGTTGCCAACTGCTACCGTTTCTCCTGCAATGATTGTTGCACGTATGAAGCGTTTGCTTGACCAACAGCAAGTTGACTCACAAGGTCGCTGGCTTGTAGTTGATCCAGTATTCATGGAAATCCTTGCTGATGAAGATTCACGCTTCATGAACGCTGATTTTGGTGAATCAGGTGGACTGCGTAATGGTCTGGTAGTTAATAACTTCCACGGCTTCCGTGTGTATTCCTCGTCTAATTTGCCAGCACTAGGCACTGGACCGGGAACTAGTGGTACAGCTAATCAACTTACCAACCTTGGTGTGATTGTAGCTGGACATGATTCTGCTGTGGCAACTGCCGAGCAAATCAATAAGACAGAAACATATCGTGACCCTGACAGCTTTGCTGACATTGTTCGTGGTATGCATCTATACGGTCGTAAGATTCTTCGCCCTGAAGCAATCGTTACTGCCCGTTATAACGCAGCGTAAGGAGATATACAATGGCTACTTTTGATATGACCCTTGCTTCTACCGCTGGCGTAGGAGCTAACGTACTTGCTGTCCCAACTGTTGTTGGTAATGCAGTACGCACTATTGAAGCAATCTTAGATATTGATGCTATGATTGCTGCAGATGCTACCATTGCTGATGGTGACATTTTCCAACTCCTTGAAATTCCTGCAGAGACAGTAGTTATTGCTGCTGGTGCAGAAATTATGAAGTCTTTTACTGCAAGTTGTACTTGTAATATTGACTTTGGTGGTGGGGATGACATCATTGACGGTGCTGCACTAGACGCTGCTGCTGGTACATACCTTGCAAAAGGTAGTAACGGTGAAGCTAACGTAGTAAACACAGGTTCAGCTTCAACATTTGCTGCTGAAGCACTTGCTTGTGTTGGTGCTGCAGATACCATTGATGTAACAGTCGCTGGTGCTGCTGCTGCTACTGGACGCTTACGTGTCTATGCAGTGATCGCAGATGTTTCGGCTGCTCATACTGAGGCTGCAGCAGCTCAACGTGATCTACTGTAATAAACCTACATACTTTGGGGCTGGCTATATGCTGGCCCCATTAGTGTATCAAATTTATGCAACAAAAAACTCTTGGGGCAGACAAGGATTATTAAGGAAACATAATGGCTCTTACTTTTCTTTCATTAACTAACAGTGTTATTACTCGCATGAATGAAGTAGAGCTTACTTCTAGTACTTTTACTAATGCTAGAGGTGTGCAAGTACAGTGTAAAAATGCTGTTAATGAAGCAATACGTTATATTAATCAAAGAGAGTTTGGATATTCTTTTAACCATTCAACAAATACAGAAACTTTAGTGCCGGGAAAAGTTAGATATGCTTTACCCACAAGTACTAAATCTGTAGATTATAATACTGCTAGAATTAAACGTAGTACTACACTTAATGCATCTGGCACTAATCTTACTACGTTAAACTATAATGAATATATACAAAATGAATACGCTAATCAAGAAGATGAAATAACTTCTACTACTTTAAATGGCTCACACTCTGCTTCTGTTGAAACTTTAACACTTACTTCTACTACAGGTTTTGATACCTCTGGTACTATTTATCTTGGTGGTGAGCAAGTAACTTATACTGCTATATCAGGTAATGATCTTACAGGATGTACACGTGGTGCTAATAGCACTACTGCTGCTATACATGCAGATGGTGTATTTGTAGCACAGTTTGAAAGTGGTGGTGTACCTAGAAATATTGTACGTACACCTGATAATAATTATTTACTTTATCCTTTTCCTGAAAAAGAATATACTTTGACATTTGATTTTTATACATTTCCTTCTGATTTATCTCTACATGGGGATACTACTACTGTACCTGATAGATTTGCGCCTGTTATAATAGATGGTGCTTCTGCATTTACATATCAGTATCGTGGAGAAATGCAACAGTATCAATTAAACTTTGCTAGGTTTGAACAAGGCATTAAAAACATGCAAAGCCTGTTAATTAATAAATATGAATATGTACGATCTACTGTTGTACTTAGGCCACGTGGTTCTGTCAACTTTATGTCTGGTGTTATTTAATGCCAGATAGTTCTCAAACACAACCTGCTGCATTTAATTGTGAGGGCGGTCTAGTTAAAAACCGTTCTACTTTTCTTATGCAACCGGGAGAAGCATTAGAGCTAGAAAACTTTGAGCCTGATGTTGAGGGTGGCTATAGAAGAATAAATGGACATCGTAAATACGTAAATCAAATAGTACCTCAAACATCTGCTAGTTCTGAAAAAATACTTATGGTTGCTAGTTTTGCAGATAAAGTATTAGCTGCTAGAGGTGAAAAAATATTTAGTTCTGCTTCTACTGAAGTTGCTTCTAAGATATCTTCTAGCACAGGCATGACAGGCTCTGGTACTATTACAGTAGATAGCACTACAGGATTTTCTTCTAGTGGTACTATACAAATTAATGATGAAATTTTTACTTATACAGGTGTTACCTCTGTCACTTTTACAGGTGTAACTAGAGCTACTTCAAGTACTACTGCTGCTAATCATGCTGTTGATGATGTAGTATCAGAAGATTGGACAGAGAGAGATACTGGAAGAAGTAGTGCAGGTAAATACCGTTTTGAAAGATATAACTTTGATGGCAATGAAAAGATAATTGTTGTTGATGGTACAAATGCACCAACAATATTTAACTCTTCTGTTTCTGCAACTGACGTTAGTGAAAGTTCTGTAGCTGGTTCTACTATTGTAGTAGCATTTAAATCACATATGTTTTATGCAGGTAAATCTAGTACCCTTCAAACATTAGTATTTAGTGAGCCTTTTGATGAGGATGGTTTTAATTCTAGTGATGGTGCAGGTACTATTAAAGTAGATGATAACATTGTTGCTTTAAAAGTTTTTCGTGATGCACTATTTATATTTTGTGAAAATAGAATATTTAAACTAACAGGTTCTACTTTAAGTGACTTTGCAATACAACCTGTTACAAGAAATATTGGTTGTGTAAATGGAGACACTATTCAGGAATTTGCAGGTGACTTATTATTTCTTGGACCTGATGGATTAAGAACTGTTGCAGCTACTGCAAGAATTGGTGATACTGCACTTGGATCAATTACACAAAATGTGCAGTCTATATTTGATGCCAACATTAAGAATGCTGCAATTTTTGATAGTGTAGTTATACCAGATAAAACACAGTATAGAATATTTTTCTCTAAAGAAGGTCAGGCAAACAGTTTAACAAAAGGTATTATATGTGTTCAACGTGCAGACAAGTATGAGTTTTCAGAAATACGTGGTATAAAACCTTCTGCTACAGACAGCCTAGTTATTGATGGTAATTCAACTGTATTACATGGAGATTTTTCAGGTTATATAAATCGTCAAGAAGCAGGAAATACTTTTGATGGAACCCCAATATTAGCTAGGTATAGAAGTCCAGATTTAAGTTTTGGTGATACTGGTGTTAGAAAACACATGCAAAGAGTTATTATTAACTATAAACCTGAATCTGCTATTGACGCTGATTTGTTAGTACGTTATGATAACGAAGCTACTGAATCAGCAAGACCTGCAGCATATCCGTTAGACTCTTCATCTGTAGCTGCACAATTTGGTACTGCCTTATTTAGTACTAGTAGTAGTGCTACACAGTTTGTTTTTGGTGGACCTTCACAGCCTTTAGTAAGACAGTCAGTAGAGGGTTCAGGTTTTTCTGTTGCATTAAGAGTAAATGATGGTGGTGAAACTGCACCATATTCCCTTAAAGGGTTTCAATTAGAGTATCAATTAGGAGCAAGACGTTAAATGGGTGCTACATATACAAGACAATCATCTTTTACTGATGGCGATGTTATCACCGCTGATCTGTTTAATAATGAATATGATCAACTTTTAGCTGCCTTTGCTGCAAGTACAGGACATACACACGATGGTACTGCTGCAGAAGGTGGACCAATTACTAAACTGTTAGGCACTTCTATTACTATTGGTGATGCTACTTCAGGCACAGACATTACAGTAACATTTGATGGTGAAACTAATGACGGTGTATTTAAGTGGATGGAGGATGAGGATTACTTTGAGTTTTCTGATGATTTACTTATTGCGTCAACGGAGAAGATTCAGTTTCGTGATACTGCTATCTATATTAATTCTAGTACTGACGGTCAACTTGACATTGTAGCTGACAGTGAAATACAAATAGCTGCTACTACTATTGATATAAATGGTAATGTAGATATTTCAGGTACACTTACTATTGGTGGTGCAGGTATATCAGAAGCAGAATTAGAGATACTTGATGGTGCTACTGTTACTACTACAGAAATAAACATTCTTGATGGTGATACAACTGCTAGTTCTACTACTGTAGCTGATGCTGATCGTGTTGTATTTAATGATGCTGGTACAATGAAGCAAGTAGCAGTAACAGACCTTGCTGCTTATTTTGACGATGAAATCACTGCAATGCCTAACTTAGTTACTACTGCTGCAACTACTGTAGGTGCATTGAATAGTGGTAGCATTACATCAGGCTTTGGTACTATTGATACAGGTTCTAGTACTATTACTACTACTGGATTAATTTCTGGTGGATCATTAGACATAGACGATGTTCTTATTAATGGTACTACTATTGGTCACACAGATGATACAGACTTAATTACTCTTGCTAATGGTGTAGTAACCGTAGCAGGTGAAGTTTCTATGACTACCCTAGATATTGGTGGTACTAATGTTACTAGTACTGCTGCAGAACTTAATATTGTAGATGGTGGTACGTCAGCTACTGCTACTACTGTAGCTGATGCAGACAGAGTAGTAATGAATGACAATGGCACTATGGTGCAGGTTGCTGTTACTGACTTAGCTGCTTACTTTGATGATGAGATTACAGCTATGCCTAATCTTGTTACTACTGCAGCTACAACTGTTGGAGCATTAAACTCAGGTAGTATTACCAGTGGTTTTGGTACTATTGATACTGGCTCTAGCAATATTACTACTACAGGGGTAGGCTCATTTGGGTCACTAGATATATCTGGTGACATAGATGTAGATGGTACAACCAATCTTGATGCAGTGGACGTAGACGGTGCAGTAAACTTTGCCGCTGACGTAACCTTTGCAGATGGTGCAGATATTATTACTGCTAGTGCAGGTACATCTAACTTTCGTGCAGGGGTAAACGCAGGTAACAGCATTACTTCTGGCGGTAATTATAATGTGGTCGTTGGCGATGAGGCTGGTACTGCTATTACTACGGGTGATCAAATAACTGCTGTAGGCTATCAAGCAGGTGCTGCTATGACTACATCCAGTCAAAGTAGTTTTTTTGGGTATCAAGCGGGATTAGTAACTACAGGACCCGGAAACAACTTCTTTGGCTTTAGTGCAGGTAAAGCAAATACTTCTGGCATCAACAATGTAGCGATGGGTAATTTAGCTCTATCCACAAACGTAGACGGAGATGATAACACAGCTATAGGTTCTAATGCTTTAAGAAACTTAGAACCTGCTGATGGTTCATCTTATAACACTGCTGTTGGTTCTCAGGCAGGGATATATGTAACAACAGGCACAAGAAATGTTTTACTAGGTGGCCTTTCTGGTGATGCTCTTACAACAGGAGGCGATAATGTAGCAGTAGGTACTCAAGCATTATCTGGAGATACTAAGGGTAGTAGGTCAGTTGCTATTGGTCAAGGCGCATTATATACACAAAACTTTACGACAGCTACAAACGCTTACAACATAGCTGTAGGTTTTGATGCAGGAGTATATTTAACTACAGGTACACAGAACACCCTCATAGGTGGTCTGGCTGGTGATGCTCTTACTGATGCTGATGGTAATGTTGCAGTAGGATATGCGTCTTTAACTGATAACGTATTAGGTAGTAATTCTGTAGCAATTGGTAGAAATGCACTTAATGCTCAAAATCCTGCTACAGCCACAGATATGTATAATGTGGCAGTGGGTAATAATTGTGGTGAAGCAATCACAACAGGTACAAACAATACCCTCATTGGTGGTACAGCTGGTGATGCACTAACTGTAGGTGGGTCTAATGTAGCAGTTGGATACACAGCTCTAGGTGCAGACACAAAAGGATTCAACAGTGTAGCTATAGGTCAAAACGCATTGGCTACTCAAAATTTTACAACTAATACTGATGCCTATAATGTAGCAATAGGCTCTCTAGCAGGTAGATACCTCACAACAGGCACAAAAAACAGCCTAATTGGTGGTTTATCAGGTGATGCACTTACAACAGGTGATCGTAATGTAGCGGTAGGTTATACCACACTTTCTAGTGATACCGCAGGTAGAAAATCAACTGCAATAGGTTATCAAGCGTTATTATCTCAAAATTTTTCTACTACTACGGAGTCGTTTAATACAGCGGTAGGATACGATGCAGGACTGTCAGTCACAACAGGTGTAAGCAACACCCTCATTGGTGGTCTAGCAGGTGATGCATTAACTGATGCAGATGATAACGTAGCCATAGGTGCTGCCGCTTTATCAAGTGATACTTTAGGTAGTAAGTCTGTTGCCATTGGATACCAAGCATTAAGATTACAAAATTATACAACTGCTACAGATACTTACAACACAGCGGTTGGCTATCAAGCAGGGGCAGCAGTCACAACAGGCACATTTAATACTTTAATGGGTAGTCAAGCTGGAGATGCATTAACTACTGGTGCTTCTAATACAGCAGTAGGTTATGCTGCTCTTAGTTCAGACGATTTAGGTAGCAGATCGGTTGCTATTGGTAATGCTGCACTTTTTTATCAAAACTTTGCTACAGCTACAGATAGTTATAATACAGCAGTTGGAGATAGAGCAGGAAATAATGTCACAACAGGCACACAAAACACCCTGATCGGTGGTCTAGCTGGTGATGCATTAACTGCTGCATTTGAGAATGTTGCAATAGGATACGAGGCTCAAACAACAGACACTTTGGGTAGACGAACAGTTGCAGTAGGCACAGGTGCATTACAATCTCAAAACTTTACAA